GGCATTTGCTATCCATGTGTGCTATCCAGATAAGGAACAACGGCGGGCCTGGATAAGGTGCGTTCGGGCGCGTGATCAGCGCGCCCTAGCCGGGTTCTCGGTCAGTGTATCAGAACGCCTCTGGCGGGGACAGCAGCTCGCGCAGCTTGGGGCTCACCAGCAGCACGCGGGGGACGCCCGTGGCCTGCTCGATCTCCACCACGCGCTCTGCGGGGGCGTAGCCCCTGCGCAGCCACGAGCTTATGTTCTGCTGGCTACACCCGAGCAGGTCGGCCAGCTTGGCCTGGCTGCCCGCCGCGTAGCACGCCTGCTCTATGCCTGTCATCCCAGAACCTTGCGCGAGCTGTTGGCCAGCGTGAGCACAGTGCGCTTGTACAGGCTCGGTGGGATGGTGGCCGGTGTGTCCACGAACACGCGCTCCTTGAGATCGGCCTGGGTGCGGTGGAAGCACTCGGGGTACTGGTCGCGCAGCGCGATGGTGTAGGCCTCAAGGCGGGGGTTCACTTCCTTGTAGGTGTTGCTATCGCGCACGTCGCTGAGGTCACGCAGTTGTTGGCGCTGGGCATCGGTAAAGAGTATCATTTTAGTTTGCTTTCAGGTTTAGGACAATTTTCAGGGGGCACTACCACACACCAGACAGCCTGCAGCGGGCTGCTTGGCGTGCGAAGCCATCGGTCTATGTAGGCGTCTGGCATATTCTTCACCGCGAACTGCACAGTGAATCTGCTCAGCTTCAGTTCGTCGGTTATCTCTTTCGTCGTCAGTCCGTCGGGCTTTGACCGGAGCAGCGTTCGTATCGCGTGGTGGTGTGACTTCACTTCATGTCTTCTTTCTCCTTGTTGCGCTTGGGCAGCGGCAGCCAGCCCATGCACCACTCGTTACCCCAGTAGCCGACAATGCACACCCCGCCACGGGTGAGTATCAGCAGCTTGGTGTCTCTTGGGGGTAGCGGGTCACCGGCATGAGGATATAGAAACTCCCTGCCATCAGCAAAGTAGCGTTGGTCGGTCATTACTCTTTCTCCCTCTGCGGAAAAGTTGTTGTAATAAAGCGCACAGCAGTGTCTCCGTCTTTGAGCAACACCGTGATCGTCGCTGCTTGCAAATCTCTGCCGTAAATCAGCATCAGTGCTTCCATGATGCGTTGCGTTTCGTTGTTCATGTGTTCCCCCTTGCTCGGATTGCTGCTTCAATAACTCGTGCGAACGCAATCTCTCTTTCGGTAAAACCGCCGGTATAGAACGTATTTGCAAGTTCCAACAATTCATTGCGTGTCAATTCTCCGGTCAGCCCTACCCACGGGCGCTGTTGTGGGGTGGTGTAGAGAGGTACGGTGTATTCACCCTCTGCATCTGCATGGGCTTCAGGTGATATGCAATCGTAAATTGCGCCATTACGGTCTCTGTAACCCCACGCCACAGGCTCCTGCGCTGGCTGCGCTGCTTTCCAATCAGCTATAAAACTGATCGCCTGTAGCCCATGCTCATCTAAGATATTTTTAATCAATGCCCACTCCGATGGCGGCTCCTGCGCTGGCTGTGCTAAGGCCCTGTCAATAATCGAAATCATTTTTCCTGCGCTGACAGGTCGGTCAGCGGGACGCTCTGCAATCCAGTCACGCGCCAGCTTCAATGCTTCGTCTTTAGTCATCACATCCCCCTGCTTTTTACGTTAAGAAAATCATTACCGCCAGCACGAACGTAACCACTGCTGTCTGGCTTGTACACACCCCTATCCCACACGCTCATCTGCGGAGGTGGTACGGCGTCAGGTGGTTTGACCGAGGGCACAAAGCCGGTGCGGTACTTCACTTGCTCCTTGTCGCCGGTCGTTGGAGTGAACGACTCCAGTGTGGACACTGGGTTTACCCGTGTGGCTGCTTTCTTTAGATTGAGGTTGCCTGCTACGAGTTTCAAAATGGTGACTCCTCATGGTTGTCGGGGTTGAACTTAACCGGCGGCGCGTTAGCTGGCACCGGCATTGGGTGGGGTGGGAAGGGCCAAGTCATTTAAAAATCCTGTCAATTAAATCGGGGGTGCATGTACGCTCTTTCACCAGCGGGGCAGATGCGTACAGATATCCCAACACGATCATCACAGCGGCGTAAATGCCGATGGTGACCAAAAATTTGAAGATGTAGGTCAGTATGCCGGTCTCCTCTTCATACGCCCGAATGGGACAGTCCTCGCCTTGGGTGCATTGACCCCAGTCGTCGCAGCAGTTCATTTGTGGGCCTCCAAAAACGCCTCTAAGCGGGTGATGCGGGCGTTGTTGTAGTCAACCACGCTCCTGGCGTAGTCCATAGCGGACTGGGCCTCCAGCCGAGCCAAGCGGGCTTCTTGCAACTCGCGCAGCGCCACCTCAATGGGCGTGGGCTGGCGGAACATCTTTTTTACGGTATCAATCATGTGTGGGTGTCCTAGATGAGCATCAGCAAAAGCGCTGACGGAACGAATCATACAACAACTTTTTGTATTTCACAACAAATATTTTTTAAAAAGTTACAGCAAGACGCAAAAAAGCCGTGTATGATCGCCGTGACAACGATTTGGTTGTTGCTTAACTGGAGATACACACATGAGCCTTGAACAAGACATGCGCGACTTGAAAAACGCGCTACAGGAGCTGACAGCGACACTTAAAGCCTTCCCGCCAGCTAGCGTGGCCCCGAAGGCCTTTGTGCCCGACGTGACCCACAACCCCGAGCAGGCGAAGGCCGAGGTGGACTACGCTCAGGTGGCCAAGGCCATCACAGACACCTTCAAGGTGGACCGAGCCAAGACCATTGCGGCGCTGGCTAAGTTCGGCGCGGCCAAGGGCCCCCAGCTCAAGCCCGAAGACTACGCGGCCTTCTTGAAGGAGCTGGCAGCATGAGCACCGTGATTATCACCATCGTTGACAACTTGAGCGATCTTAACGTGGTGGACATCAAGTGGGAAGTAATTGACGGCGAGGTTGGCGGAACAGCCCAAGCGTTGGGAGGGCATCTTATTAAGCACCTTGAGTCGATCCGAGAGCAGACCGCCAACGCGGTGACCGACGTGGAGCCCAAGGAGTGAGCGGCCACGCCAAGCTGTCGCCCAGCTCTGCGGCGCGGTGGATGACCTGCCCTGGCAGTGTTGCGCTGTCCGAGGGTATTGAGGACACGTCGTCCAAGAACGCCGATGAGGGCACCATGATGCACGCCTTCGCGGCCAAGTGCCTGGAGACGGGCACCGACGCTGTCGGCTACGTTGGCCAGACCGAAAAGGAAACCGGGCTGGTTTTGCAGGCCGCGCAGGCGCGAGACGTGCAGTTCTACGTCGATCACGTCCGCGACATCGTGGTATCCACCGGCGGTGCGCTGATGGTGGAGCAGCGGCTGTTCATCGGCTGGCTGACCGGCGAGGAGGGTGCCCACGGCACGGCTGACGCCGTAATCATGACGCCCGACGAGTTGATCATCGTGGACGCAAAGTTCGGGTTCAAGGAGGTTGAGGCCGACAGTAACCCGCAGCTCATGATCTACGCGGCGGCGGCATGGGACGAGCTGAAAGTTGCCTACGACTTCCAGCGGGTGCGCATCGCCATCAGCCAGCCCCGGCTGTTGGCTAAGCCCGAATTCAGCTTCAGCATGGACGATCTGCACAACTTTATAGCCGAGGTGATGTTCGCGGCGGAGCAGGTGCGCTACGCCCCTGACTTCTTCGCGCCGTCTGAGAAGGCCTGCCAATGGTGCCGCGCCAAGGCGATCTGCCCGGCCCTGCGCGAGAAGGTGCTGGACGACTTCGATGCGGTGGTGCCCGAGACCGCTGACCAGGACGACCTGGCGCGGGTCATGGCTAACGCCAACCTGATCGAGGGCTGGGTCAAGGCCGTGCGCGCGGAGGTTGAGCGGCGGCTGTTGGCCGGTGAGCCCGTCAAGGGCTACAAGCTGGTGCAGGGTAAGCGCGGTAACCGCATGTGGATCAACCCCGAGGACGCTGAGGCAGCGCTCAAGGCCATGCGTATCAAGCACGACCAGATGTACGACTACAAGTTGGCGAGCCCCACCAGCATTGAGAAGCTGGCCAAGGCGCAGGAGATTGGGCCACGCCAGTGGGTCAAGATCCAAGCGCTGATCACCCAGAGCGAGGGCCAGCCATCGGTGGCGCCCGAGTCCGATAAACGTCCGGCGCTGGTCACATCAGCCGACGTTTCTGATTTTGACGACGTGACAATTTCTTAACCTTTGGAGCAACTATGAAAATCAAACTGAACAACGTCCGCCTCTCCTTCCCCCAACTGTTTGAGGCCACCACGGTTAACGGTGAGGGCAAGCCCGCCTTCTCCGCTGCCTTCCTGATCGACCCTAAGGACCCCCAGGTCGCGGCCATCAACGCCGCAATCGACGCGGTGGCCAAGGAGAAGTGGGCGGCCAAGGCCGAGGCCAACCTCAAGGCCATGCGCGCAGCCGACAAGGTCTGCCTGCACAGCGGCGACCTCAAGTCCAACTACGACGGCTTTGAGGGCAACCTGTACATCAGCGCCCGCAACGCGATCCGCCCCCTGGTGATCGACGTGAACAAGGCCCCGCTCACCGAGCAGGACGGCAAGCCCTACGCCGGTTGCTACGTCAACGCAAGCGTGGAGTTCTGGGCGCAGGACAACAACTACGGCAAGCGCGTTAACGCCACGCTGTTGGGCGTGCAGTTCTACCGCGACGGCGAGAGCTTCTCCGGTGGCGGCGTGGCCGACGTTGGAGACTTTGACGACCTGACCGCAGAAGACTTGGTTTAATTTTTTTTGGGGGGGGAAGCCGCCACCATTGTGGGTTCATCCACGAGCGGCGAGTACCCCCACCTATACACATCGGAGATACACACATGAGCGCCATGAAAGAAGAACTGCTGACCATCGTTGAGACAATCGACTGGGTGTTTGGAGACGGCTACGCCAAGAAGAACCCCGAGCTGGTGGGACGCATGTTCGAATCCAACGCCCTTACCTACACCGCCGCCCAGATCAGCGAGGCGATCCACGTCAACGCCAACATTAAAGACGAATTTCAGGTGTAGACTAGCGTCGCACTACACACCCACATGCGAACGCTTTACCTCGACTTGGAGACATTCTCCAAGACACCGATTACCCATGGCACCCATGCCTATGCCGCGACCGCAGAGATCCTGCTCGCGGCATGGGCATGGGACGATGCCCCGGTGCAGGTGACGGACTTCACCACCAACCCGCCGGAGCAGTTACCCCCCGACGTAAGCACTTTTGCCAACGACCCTGACGTTGATGTGGTGATCCACAACTCCCATTTCGACCGCACGGTGATCCGGCACGTCTGGGGCATTGACATCCCCACCAGCCGCATACACGACACCATGGTCCAGGCCATGGCCCATAGCCTGCCCGGCAGCCTGGGCATGCTCTGCGAGGTGCTAGGCCTGCCTTCCGACAAGGCCAAGGACAAGGACGGCAAGCGGCTGATCCAGCTCTTCACCAAGCCGCTGGGCAAGAACCGCAAGCTGGACCGCGCCACCCGCGAGACGCACCCAGAGGACTGGGAGCGCTTCAAGGCCTACGCCGCCGCTGACGTGGAGGCCATGCGGGAGATTAAGAAGCGCATGCCCATGATCAACTTCACGCCCGCCGAGCGCGAGCTGTGGCAGCTCGACCAGCGCATCAACGACCGTGGCGTGGCCATCGACCTTGGTCTGGTGTACTCGGCTATTGAGGCCATTGACCGGGCCAAGCGCGAGCTGGCTGGGCGCACGCAGGCGCTGACCGACGGCAGCGTGGCCAGTGCCACCCTGAACGAGGTCTTCCGGCTGCACCTGTTTGAGGCCTTTGGCATTGACCTGCCCGATCTGCAGATGGCCACCATCGAGAAGGCGCTGTCCACGCTCGACCTGAACCCCGATATGCGCGAGCTGCTACTGATCCGGCTGCAGGCCAGCTCCACCAGCACGGCCAAGTACCGCGTGCTGATGCGGGGCACCAGCGCGGACGGGCGCCTGCGCGGGCTGCTGCAGTTCTGCGGCGCCACCCGCACGGGGCGCTGGGCGGGGCGGCTGTTCCAGCCGCAGAACTTGCCCAGGCCCACGCTCAAGCAGAAGGCGATCGACGCGGGGATTGAGGCGCTGCGCGCTGGGTGCGCGCACCTGACCACCGACAACGTCATGGAGCTGGTGAGCTCCGCGATCCGTAGCTGCATCGTGGCGCCCCCCGGCAAGAAGCTGGTGGTGGCCGACTTGTCCAACATCGAGGGCCGAGTGGCCGCTTGGCTAACCAACGAGGAATGGAAGCTCCAAGCCTTCCGCGACTTTGACGCAGGCGTCGGCCCTGACCTGTACAAGCTGGCCTACAGCAAGTCCTTTGACATCAAGCCCGAAGCTGTTACAGATGACCAGAGACAAATCGGAAAAATACAAGAACTAGCCCTTCAATTTGAGGGCGGCGTGGGCGCGTTTGCCACCTTCGCCGGGGCCTACGGCATCAACCTAGACGATCTGGCCGACAAAGTGCTCCTGGACGCGCCTGACGACGTGGTGGCCAAGGCCGACAAGTTCTTGGGTTGGACCAAGAAGGACAAGCGGCCCATGTACGGGCTGTCCGAGGACGCCTTCGTGGCCTGTGACGTCCTGAAGCGCATGTGGCGCGACGCCCACCCCAACATCGCCAACTACTGGGCCGCGCTCAAGGATCTGGTGATTAAGGCATTGCTTAACAGGGGCAACACCTTCAACGAGCTAGGCCTGAAGGTGCGGGCCAGCAAGAACTGGCTGGTGCTCGGGCTGCCCTCGGGCCGGGCCATGTGCTACCCGTCGCCCAAGGTTGAGGACGGCGACAAGATCACGTACATGGGCGTGGACCAGTACACCCGCAAGTGGACGCGCATACATACACACGGGGGCAAGCTGTTCGAAAATTGCATAGCCAAAGGGACTGAGGTGCTGACCGAAAAAGGGTGGGTGCCCATAGAGCGAGTTACGCCCGAACTAGCCGTTTGGGATGGGGTTGCATGGGTTAGTTTTTTAGCTTGCGTTTACAAGGGTAACCAAACTACAATGACAACCTATGGCGTTAACCTTACGCCTGATCATTTGGTTTTAACGGAACAGGGGTGGAAAAGTGCATCATCGTGCGAAGGACATAACAGGGCTGTCTGTCGGCTACCTAACGGTTTTGAGATACCACGGAAGCGATGGGAAAAGCTCGCTGTGGGAAGCGCGTTGTCAGTGCGGCAATATTACAGTTCAAGTAGCAAGCGATTTGCAAAAATGGGCGAAACGGGGGGCCTTAACCTCTTGCGGCTGCTTACGCCGAGCGTCTATCGGAAAACGCAACTCCAAGCACGGTATGAGCCATCATCCAGCATACGCGGTATGGAGGTCAATGCTGGACAGATGCCGGTTACCCAGCCACCAAGCCTACCGAAATTACGGGGGCAGGGGCATACAGGTATGCGAGGCCTGGCAGGAGTCGTTCGACAATTTTTGGTCGGCTATGGGATCCTCCTACCGAAAAGGGGGAACCCTGGAGCGCTTGGGCTATTCCCCCGAAAACTGCGCATGGAGAACCATGCGGGCGCAGTGCAACAACAAGCGTGGCAACCATGTGCTGGAAACACCAGTGGGCCGCATGACCTTAACGGAGGCCGCGCAGCACTATGGGATAGGTCGATCAACTCTTCACTACCGCGTAGCGAACGGGTGGGAGTTAGCACAAGCCTTGACCCTAATCCCGAATGTTCGAAACAGGAAGTCTATGACTTAGTCAATTGCGGCCCACGCAATAGATTCGTGGTCAGGGGCTCTGACGGATTGCCTTTGGTAGTCCACAACTGTTGCCAGGCCGTGGCGCGCGACATCATGGCGGCCAACATGCCCCTGATTGAGGCGGCGGGCTACCAGATCGTGCTCACCGTCCACGATGAAATTATTGCGGAGGCACCCGACGAGCCGCAGTACAACGCCAAGCACCTGGCCAGCCTGCTGGCGGACAACCCGAGCTGGGCACCCGACATCCCGCTGGCAGCAGCGGGCTTTGAGACATACCGATATAGGAAAGGCTGATATGCGCGAATCAGACATCGAGAAGTACCTTGTCAAGAGGGTCAAGGAGATGGGCGGCGAGGTCCGCAAGGTCAAGTGGATCGGGCGCAACGGCGCGCCCGACCGGCTGGTGATGCTCCCTTATCTATGCCGCCCAGGGGACCCAATGACCCTCTGGGTGGAGCTTAAGGCCACCGGCAAGGTTCCCGAGCCGCACCAGCTCCGCGAGCACAAACGCATGCGCGCCATGGGCCAGACAGTGGCGGTGATCGACAGCTTGGAGGGCGTTGACGCGCTGCTGTACTAGTATGAGGTCTGAGTTCATCCCCCGCCCGTACCAGGGCATGATCATCGACCACATCATCGACACCCCACGGTGCGCGATCTGGGCCGGTATGGGTACGGGCAAGACCGTGGCCACCCTGACGGCCTTGGACACGCTCCAGATGGTCGAGGACGGCCCCGTGCTGGTCGTGGCGCCCCTGCGCGTGGCCAACGACACCTGGCCCAACGAGGTGCTCAAGTGGAACCACCTGCGCGGCATGAACGTGTCCGTGATCACGGGCACCGAGCGCGAGCGCATCGCGGCCATCAAGGCCCCCGCCCAGGTCTACGTGACCAACTACGAGCAGCTCGTCTGGCTGGTTGCCCACTGGGGCGACAAGTGGCCGTACCGGACCGTGGTGCTCGACGAGTCCACCAAGGTCAAGAACTTCCGGCTACGCCAGGGCACCAAGCGCGCCCAGGCGCTGGGCAGCATCGCCCACACCCGCATCAAGCGGCTGATTGAGCTGACTGGCACACCGGCCAGCAACGGCCTGAAGGACCTGTGGGGACAGGCGTGGTTCTTGGACGCGGGCACCCGGCTGGGCCGCACGTACACGGCGTTTAGCCAGCGCTGGTTCCAGCAGGGCTACGACGGGTTCAGCCTGACGCCCACGGCCTCGGCCCAGACCGACATACAGGACCGGCTGCGCGACGTGTGCCTGACCATCGAGGCCAAGGACTGGTTCGACCTGCACGAGCCCATCGTCAA